GCCGTCTGCAAAGCCGTCGCGCCGGCAGCGACGGACAACGTGAAAACCGACGTGCCATTCTTACAGACGGCGACCGCGAGTGTTTTATTGGCGTCTGTGGCTTTGATTGCTATCCGGGCGCGTGTGAATATGGCAGCGCGCGGCGCAACCAGCACGGGCCCCACGCCCGAGGCGGCCGCCGCGCTGCCCGCAGGCACAACCCAACCCACCGTCGTCATGACTTTGATATTGGCCGATACTGGCCGGATCGGGAGCCCGGTCGCGGCATCCGTGCCAGTCGAAGCGCCAGCTTGCCATTCGATATTGATCGCGCCGTTTGGAGCTGCGGGCGAACTGTCGTTCAGATTGATAATTTCAGACATAAGTTTTGCTCCGCGAAACAGAGATCAGGGGCCAGAGATCAGAGAACAGAGATCAAAAAAGCAACCGCGGATCCTTCGACTTTCTTCGCTGCGCTCCGGTCGCTCAAGATGACATGTATTTTTACTGACCCCTGATTTCTAGTTTCCGTTGACCTGAAAAACGCTGCCGGATCCGGTTGTGCCAGACGCGCCGCCAGGTGTGTAAGTGTAATCGGTCACATCGCTCAAGCTCTGCGCGGCGCTGCCGAACGAATTGAAGCTGCAAATCTTGATATGCAGCTCGACGCCAACCCAGGCGGCGGCCATATCGAGCTTGAGAATGCCGGTTCCCGCGGGCGAGAGGAACACGAAGCGCGATCCGGAGGGATGATCGACGCCCACGCCAGCCGTAGGCGCGCCCAGCACACCACGGCGCAGCTTATTGCCCGTACCAGTCGCCTTGAGCGTGTATTTGTTGGTTGCCGTCAAAGTGGCCGTGGCATAGGTCATCAACTCGTAAGGGATCGAGTAGCTGCCGCCGCCAGCGACGTAGCAGGGATAGAGCGCCTTATCCTCATCACTGGCCAGATAGCTCAGCAGCGTGCCCAAAGACTCGCTCAGATCGAGCGCCAGGTCATTGGCCGTATCCGGATCAGCGGCAGCGGGCCAGTCGGCGGTTGTTGCGCCGGTCGTCGCCGAGCCTACCAGCGGATCGCCTGCCGCGTTGTAGCTAGCCCCGCCATCGGTCGAGATATAGACCTGGCAGCCACCATAGTTTTTAGCCGCGCTGGATACCGCGATCCAAAGTTGCGATTGCGAAGTATGTCCACTCAAGGCCGATGTCGGCTCAAGGATTACCGGAGCATTCACGTTGCCGGCGCTTTCCGTGGTTGAGTTGCTGTTGGTCGTAGGCGTCGTCGTCGAAAGCGCCGTGGGCGCGCACATGCCATAAACAAACGGTTCGGCCGTCGCCTCGAAACCTCCGTCCTTCTGCTCGTTAAACGCAGTGATGCGAACAGGGAGCCTGACCAGCCCCTGCACGCGATCCGTGATGGTAATCAAATCCATCGGCGCCAGCAGACCCCAGCGCGGGCTGACCGTGAACTCCCAAGTATCGCCACCATACTGATTGCGCCGCACCTGGATGCCCAGCAGCGAGCGCGCGACCGTCGCATCCTGTACCGCATTGTTGACGGTGGCATCGCCCTCGCGTAGGCCGTAGAGCGCAATGCTGGCCGCATCTGGCTGGCGCACGGTGATCTGCGCGTAGTTGGCCTCGCGGCTGATGCACTGCATGGATAAGACGTTGTCCTGATTGATGCGCGAGGCCGTGGTGAGCTTCGGCGTGCCATCGTCGCCAACAAAGTCGCCATTGTCCGCGTCGAGATCGGCAACTGGTCCGGAGGCAGTGGGCGCGGTGTAGGTTGCGCCATTGCCAGCGGTGGAAACCTCAGAGTACGGAAAGCTGAAGAGCTTGCTGCCGAGATAGACCGGCGCGGCGTCGGCGGCCGAGTAAAGCGATTTGAGCCAATCGCTGGCCGAGGACTGTGAAGTCATGCTCACCGAACCCCACAGCCCATTGGCGCGGCATTGCTTGCGCATCAGATCGAGCGACGGAAGATCAATAAAATCTCCCAGCGGACGAGGGTAGCTCGAAGGCTGGCTGGAACTGAAACTCAGCAATGCCGTCTGCGTAGCGTTTCCCGGAGAGGCAAAAGAGTAACTTCCGGACGACCGCACAATGCGAGAGTGAATCTGAAACGCGGAGGGAGTCTTGCCATGAAGATTTGTTGGAGTTTCCAAATCCCATTTTGCCACTTTCGAATCTACAGGAGCATCCGCATCATAAAACGGAATCGAAAGCAAGAATTCAGGCATATACGTCCCGCTAGCAAGAACAGCGGATGAATCCGACTCTACAGTCCCAGGAAGCGTGTAAATGACTGCTAAACATGCGGTTTGAGAAATCACATACGCTGCCCAACCTGCTAAACCTTCCCAACCCACAGTACCGTTGACCTCGCACCGTACTCCAAGCTTGCTGTATTCCCCTGCGACGGTCCATCCACCCGGTAGCAGATTAATATAGCCGTCGCCATATGCTTTGGAGTTGTGGTCGACGACATATAGATATGCCGCGATAATTGTTGCGCCTGCCGGCAGCACAGGTGCAGCCACAAGCTCGGTATCCATCAATCCATGATTGCCTGATTTTGCACTCGAGTCCTCCAGCCCAAAATTCTGTGACGCTCCAAATGCAATATATTCTCCAGGAGCCAGCGGCCGCGGAGTCGCATAAACATTATCTACACCCCCAACCCCACCAACCTCCATCAGAGCAATGCTCCATGGTGTGCTGGCTCCGGAAATCGAGATTGTATTCTGGCCACCGATGGCCGTTGCTGTCCATACCTGATACCCAAGCCCGGAGGTATAGAGCGCGTTCCAGGTTTCCCCCGCGCTCGATGAGATTGTCAGATCGCCGCTGGCAGAAACCGCGACCACCAATGGATTCCCGGCGGTGTTCGGCATATCGTAGAGCATCGACGATAGAGCAGCCGTCGAGCTGGAGTCAACCTTTTTCTGGATCAGACCGGGCAGATCGTAACTCGACAGGCCACGCTCGGTTTGCGTGGTGGCAGTGTCGGAGCCAATCGCCGCCTGAGCCAAGCCAGACTTAAAGATATCCTCGATGATGTCCGCGAAATCGCAATCGCAGCTCGGATAGATGCCCCATTTGCCGCGCACTTCCGGCTGCAATTGCGGGATCGCTCCGGAAGAACCAAGATCAATGTCCGAGCTGCCCGCGCCGGCATACATCGGATACTTAATTTGCTGCGCGGCATAAGTGCTGCCCGCGTCAGAGTATTCCGTGCCAGAGCCCAACTCGGATTCAAAAACAAGTCGTAGCTTAGTAAGCGGCGGCTGATATTTTGTAGCTTTGACGAGCTGCGCGTAATAGATATGCAGCGTCCCGGACGGGAAAGCCTCAGCATCAATTTGAATGGTTGCGCCATAGCTCGGCTGCCAGCGATAGCAATAAGGCCAATTGCGATAGCTGGCCGGACCGGTTGGATCGGGGCCAGTCTCGAGCTCATTCCACAACGGAACCTCATAGGTCCCAGAAAGCGTCGATTTACCTGTCGCTCCATAATCATCGCAAGCCAGCGAATAGGCGACTTCCAAAGTCACGGCTATCACCATATAAAAATGGGAATCCGTAACCTCGAAGCTGGCGCGGCCACCCGCTGCGGCAAAGCTCTGCGAGGTGAAATTCACCGGGTAATTCGTCCCATTATTCTGCACCTGCAGTACGCCCATAATCGGAGTGTGGCCGAGCAGGAAATCGATATTCTCGACATAAGTCGCAGTGCCTTTTTTAGAGCTGGATTTACCTTTTTTCCCGCTATCCCCCTCACGTACATTGGCCGCCCAAATAGCTAGCAGCGACGATTGCGTTTGGCCATAGATCGTCGGAATCGTCGAACCATAGCAAGAGGATTGGAGCAACGTGCCCATCGCTGTGGGCTTGGTTGTGCCTTGTGCCTTGAATCCATTCATCGGGCTGTCTCCTCATGCGTCGCGAACGGATTGAATATATCCATTTGCTGAAAAGCGGTCAGCGGATGGCCGGTCAAATCAACCTCACGCACGCCGCCATCACATTGTGCATGGATGCCGCGCGGCCATGACGTGATAATCGCGCCGTGGTTAAAGACCCGGCTGCCCACGACGCGGAAAAGGACAAGATCGCCTGGCAATGCACCCACGCCGGGCCGGCAGACCGTCTCAGCAACCTTGCGGCCGAAGCGGATCACGCTGCGCAAATATCGCTCGTTCCGGGTGTTGCAGAACCAATCGTCGGAGTAAAAACCGAGATCCTCAAGGTCAGCAGAGGTCGCCGCGCCGATTTCGATCAGATACTCGGCCAGCAGCGTGGCGCAGTCGCAGCCAGCGCCGCGCACGCGGCCCTTCAGGATATACGGAGTGCCAATCCACCGGCGCGCCGCCGCGACGGCCTCTATGCGGCTATACACTGCTTTGCGGGCTTGGGACGTAAGGGAATCCATAATAGCTTTCATCCTCCAGATTTGTGGGCGCGGACATGGATACATAGAAGGTATCCACGCCCGCCGTGGGTGGCCAGGGAAGCTCGGAATAAATCTCAAAATCGGAATGGTCGTTTGATCCGTCGGAGTATTTCCCGTTTTCACCGATAGCCGACCAGGCCCCGGCCAGCGTCGCGCCATCACCGGAAAGAAACACCATGTAGCCGCCGGCGAACTTGTTGCCGGAATAAATCTTGCCTGCGGTGGGCGAGGTGCAATCGGCGATAATGTGGTTTTCTGTCGATCCGGTTACGCATTTGAAAACCGGAATGGACGCATCGCCGGAGGGAATTGTCACGGCTGCCGTCGCGGCCAGCGTGTTGGTGACCTCAATGACGCCGTTCGGAACCTTTTGCGTCAGCACATCGAGATAGCTGGCGACGTTGAAAACGATTTTGCCGCGCTGCACCACGGCCGTGTTGACGCGGCCGCCGAACCAATCCGAACATCCGAAGGTATCCGCATCGCCCGGCTTGGGCATATAGCAGCGGAAAATGCGCACCGGCCAATTATCGAAGATATGCTGCCGCGCAAGCTGCATCGGGGAGGCCGTGGACATGCTCGAAGTTGACGCGATGTTCGAGGGAGACCAAGTGATTGTCAAGGTCTGCGAGTCGAGACCGACTTTGGCTTGCACCTGATCGCGGCTCACGGTGGCCTGGTAGAACGTGCCATAAGGCGAATACAGCACCGGCGCCTCATGGTCCGTGAGCCAGATGGAGCGCGAATCCTCCGGAGCGCCGATCAGAATAAGATCGCGCTCCATCGGATCATCGGTGGCCATGAGCCACGCTTGCACGGCAGCCGTGGTATCCTCGCCGCTACCATTGATAACTTTTCTCATAGGGGGTTCGGCCTCGCCTGGATCAGCTTGATTTGGCCGGAGCCTTTTTGGCTTTCGCTGCCGCCGATGGTCCAGAATTGATTACTGAATTTTTCCATGTCCTGCGAGTCACCTTCAAAGCGCGCGCGGAAGTAGAAGTTGAATTGCGCCGTGACCGGCGCGGCGGGCAGCGCCGAGGAATCAATCGAGGGTGGCGCGGCGCCTGCGACCAAGCCGGAATCCAGCTCGGTCCAAGCCGTGCCGAAGGCAATGCCGGCCTGCTTGGTTTCCGCTCCGGATGCGATCCCGACATAGAGATTCCAGCCAGCCGCCCGGTGACTGCCAGGAGCCGCATAGGCGGCAACCTTCAGCGCACCCAGCGCCGTGGTGACGGTGGGCGGCGCAGCGCCGGTAACCACGCCAGTTACCGGCTCGGTCCAGGCCGTGCCGATAGCGATCGGCGTTGCGTTTTGCTTTTGCTCCGCGCCCGAGGCCGATTCTGAGAGATAGACATTCCAGCCGGTGGCGTCACCGCTGGCTACGGGCGACGCAACGCCAAGCTGCTGCCCAGCCGTGAGCGCCAGGCTGACTTCGGTCGACGCAACCGTCTCGCCCGTTGCGTCGGTATAGGTGATCTGCGCCCAGGCGGTGCGCGCTGCCAGCGGCGCATAGGCGATGGCGCTGAGCGTGGGAGCCGCGGGAGTGTCGACGCCAACCGCCAACGAGCTTTCAGCCGAGGGCAGCGTCTCGCCACCGGAGGTGGCCGCATAGGTAGCCTCAACGTAATAGGTGGCCGGGGGCGCGGAGCCAGCAATCTTTGTAAGCGTGGGAGCGGCTGGAGTCGGCAGCGGTTGCCAGGTGAGATAGAGTCCCATATATGACGCACCAGAGATTGCCAGGCCCGGCGAGCTGGCCAGCGTGTAATCGGAGGCGGCTGCCATCAACATGCCGTCGGCATAGACGGCCAGCGCCGAGCCGCCCGCATCCGGATCGGTGTTGAGGTCGGTGATGTCTTCGTAATAGAGTCCGCCAAAGGTGCGCTGGATCGGCGAGTAGTAATTGCCCGCGCCATTGGTGACGATCTGCAACGCTGCCAGCGGAGCGTTAGGCGTTCCATCGCTATTGAGCGCCGGTCCGACATAGTTGTCATCGGGGTCGAGGAAGAGAAAGGCCGTGGCCTGGCCTTTGTGGTACAGAAAGAAATCCAGCAGCGTGCGCAGTTCGGTCACGGTGAACTGGGGCGTCGGGAAGTCGCACAGAAAGTCATAGACGAGCTGCCAGCTCCATTGCGGATTGACCGTCTGCGGCTGCCGCGTCTCGTATTTGTTTGTCGCCGAATTGACCAGCGTATCGAACTCAGCCTGTTTGAGCACAGGATACGTAAGTCCCGGCAGTGTGGGATAAATCTTCATCTTTTGCTCCGCAAAAATAGGGGTCAGGGTTCAGAGATCAGGGTCAAGGACGGAGAACAGGAACTATGCAGCAGAGAGTTTTCCAGAGCTGATGCCGCCCTGTACGACGCCGAGAATATCGTCGGCATGACTGGCTAGCATGGACTTCACGCCCGCGCGGTCCCAGGCGTTGATGTTTTGCGTCACGCTGTTGTGATTCGTCACCGAGGATGAGTTACTGCTCTGGTTGACCATCTTCTCGAAGTTGGCGCTCTGCTTGCCGCTTAGGACGCGCTCACCCGCCTCGGCCAGAATCGGGACATGATAGCCGCGTGTGCCGCTGACGCCTATACCGTTGCCAACCACACCGCCTGCATCGTATGCCGCCAGCGGATAAAGAATCATTCCTTCAGCATAGGTGGCCATGGCAGCCGCGATATTGCCTCCCGATGCAAAAAATTTCTCCGCAGCGGCCGCGGCGGAATAGCTTTCTACAACCATCGGATTGTTCGCCTTTGCCTTTTTAAGGCCAGTTTCCGAGGCATCTTTATCCCCGCCGGTATCCTTACCGATTAGCTTCAGGAGCGCCATCTCGATCTTTGTTTCAATCAGTTTGAGCAGAAATTGCTCAATCTCCTTTGTCAACTCCACAAACATCTGAGAGAATGCCTGGGATGCTGTCTTGGCATGACTCTGAATCTCCATCAGACTTGAGTTTAGTTTTGAGTTAAAATCCTGAAAAACCTTATCCCATTTCTTTTTTGTTTCAAGCGCGGCCTGCTGGTTAATCTGATTGATCTGGTTTGCATACTGGCGCATCGCCTGGGCTTGCTTGTTAAGGTCAGCTTGCAGCGCAGTCACATTGCTACGATCCAGGCGCTGAATTTCGGCACTTGCTTGAACGTAGATTTGCTTCTCGCGTTCAGCGGCGGCCTTGACAGCCGCAACGCGCTGCGACTCGCTCATTGTGCCCAGCTTGACCTCGTTGGCCGTGTCCCTTTCGACCTCTTCAAAATCCTCGCGGGCAAACCGGATTTTCTCTTCGGCAGCGGAACGCGCAACAGCTACTTCAGTCTTGGTAGCATCCGTATTGGCCTTGTTGATGAGGCCAATGACGCGCAGAATTTCATCGGATTGCGTCTTAGCCACCGTGGCATCGAAGATTCCCTGACCATTATCCGCTGAGGATGAGTCATTCTTGATCTTCGAGACGGTATTCAGATCGCCGTAATTCGGAGCTGGGCTGGATGCCGCGCGGCCCTTGCGGCCAGATTTCGCCGTGCCGGGAGCATTCTCATCATCCTCGCCGCCGCCCCTCTGCTCAGAACTTCCGACCGCTGGTCCTGACCAGTGAAAACGCTTGGCGACTTCCTGCCAGCCTTCGGCGATACTGCCAAAGCCAGCTTTCCAGGTACCCACAACGCCATCGCAAAGAGATTGGAAATCGCCCTGAATTGCTTTGAAGTTTCCCGTAAGACCGTCCCAGATGATTTTTCCGAGTCCAGCAAAGGATCGGCCCAGGGCAACGACAGCAGTAGCGATCCCGGCGAACACCGAATACATCGTGGCGGCGGCCGCCTCGAAGACGCCAGCCACTGCACCAATAACATCCTCGGCATGCTCAAGGACAGGGATCATCACCGAGCGAAATTCAGCCGAGAGCTTAGCTGTATCCGCCGTCCATCGCTGCGCGGCTTCGACACTCTGATTGGTAATCCCAGTCAGCGCGCCTTCCTTCGCCATGTTATCCTCTAGCGCCGTGCCTTGCTGACGCAATACAGGTATCAGCGCCGCGCCTCCGCGGCCAAAGAGAGCAATTGCAGCAGCCGCCAGATTCCCATGATTGCTCGTTCCCGCAAATGCCACGGCGATCTTTTCCAGTTGCTCTTCCGGTTTCAACCCCTTTAGGTCGCCAACTTTGAGATTTATTCCGCCGAGCGCCGCGATAAGCCCCTTTGATGACTCGGACGAATCTGCCAGATTCTTCCCCATCTTTACCAGGGCATTATTAATCTCATCCCAATTACCGCCAGATACTCTGACCATCTGCTGCAAGCCAGCCAGCGCGGTGACAGATATTCCGGTCTTCTCTGACAAATGTCCGAGTTCGACGTTGACCTTGGCCAATCCGTCAATGTAACTTGCAGCAAATCCAGCGGCAATACCTGCTCCGAGCAGACTACTTAAACCCGCAAAGCCAGCCGTAATTCCATCCGCGCTTATCTTTCCTGTCACAGCTATCTCGACTAGCTGCGCACGCATCGCGGCGGCGGATTCTTTGACCGAAAGTGCCGCTTTTTGAAAACCGGCGATGATGAAATTTGAGCTAAGAGCAGCCTCTCTGGCTGCCGCAGCAATTGCCGCAGCATTCTCCTTGGCGACAGCGGCAGCAGTGGCCTGAGCTTCCGTCAGCTTAGTCTGCGCAGCAGCCAAGACAGACAGGCTCTGCGCCGCAGGAATCGCCGAATCTTTGGTCAGTGTAAACGCTTTGCGCACATCGGCCTGTGCAACCGCTACAGCCCGGCTCGTCTCAGCCATTTTGAGCGTATCAGTAGAGACAGATTGCGCCGCGACCTTTACGTCGTCGCTGATTCCTTTCCATGCAGCTTTTGTTTTGCTGCCAGCCTCAGTCACAGAGGAGGAGATAGCAGCCATGGAAGCCTTAACTATCTCCTGCGTTTCGGTCATGCCAGCATCGACGTTAGTTTTATCAAACGTTGCGCCAATCGATACAATGCCTTCAGACATATCAAAGTCCTCTGTGTGTTTGTTTGAGCTGCTCCGCAGCGCGGATCAGCTCTTTTAGGTTGTCAGGTAGCGGCTTGGCTTGCTGGCCAAAGGTGGCCGCAAGCTGGCCCATCTGGCCGCGCGCTTCCTCTTCCGTCGGCCCGCGCCGCGCGCCCCCCCTGCGCCCGGTCTCGCCGAGATAGCGCAAGGCCAGCAGCACATGAGTGGGCGGCTCTTCCGCCCAGTAGGCGAGCAGATCGGCAACATCGCTGAAGCTGCTCTCGTTGATGGTTTCGAAGGTCCACCCGGTAGCCGTGACAATCCGGCCATAGATGGTCGGCCAGTCAATTTCCGCACTACCGGACGCTATTCCCCCTCAGTCACCGGGGTGAGCTTGGACGATGCCGACACTGCTTCAATCGCCAACTTGATCGTGTTCAGATCCAAGTTCTCCGCCAGCCATTCGTCGGTGATCTCCGGATAGTTGCGCCGGATCGCCAGGCCAATGACCGGAATGAGTTTGTCCCAGTACTCGAAGGGACCATTTGTCGTGTCCGGAGTCTTGGTCAGCGCGTCATAGTTGGCGCGGAAATCCTGCACGGTGAGCGAGGGGATGTAGTAGTTTTGGCCGTCGATATAGACCGGCACGCCGAGATGTTTCAATTTCTGTGGCATTGTTCCTCCAGTGGACAGTGAACAGTGGACAGTAAACAGCAGTCAGTGAACCGGGCTTTTAACTGATCTCTGTTCACTGACCACTATTCCCTGCTTTTAGGCGGCGTCGGAGATGATATCGAGCAGATTGCCCGAGATGTCGCAGGAGGCGTCCAGATCGAAATCGGAGACCCAGAAATCTTCCTGTTTGGTGGGAATCGAGAGCGAACCCATGACGCAGCTATACAGCCGCAGGCCGAAGAGCTGGCCGCGGAAGTTGTTGTAGAGCACCGCCTCGAACTCCGGAGCGAAGCCCATGGACTGGTTGGTGATATGCAGCGTGGTGCCCTTCGGATCCGGCCAGGTGTAGTTGGCCAGCACCGTCAGCCCGGCAGTCACATCAGCCACCGCGAAGACATATTCAGCGCTTACCGGCGTGGTGCCAGCAACACCCTGCGTGAATTTGTATTGCCCTGTGGTTGGGGTTCCGGTTGTGATCCGCGTCAGCGCCTGCCCGACGACAACGTTCGTGAGCGTGCCTGGACTTGCAACGGTGACGCCCAGATCCTTGTCCGCCGTAGTCTCTGAAGGAGCAACCGACGCGGCAGCGGTAATGGCCTCACCAAAAACCGGACGATCGACGCCGCTGGCCGTGGCCTGACCAAAGTAGAGCTGCGCCAGAAAGCCAGGATTGATCGAGGCGATCTTTCCCTTGGCGGTGATGTCGAGCTTGCCTCTGGCCTTGGCGACCGGGGCCTGCTGCTGACCATAGAGCTTTTTGAGATCACCCTTGATTTCGACAGAGATTTCCTGCAAAATACTGAACTGCTGCGGGGTGGGGTTGGCGACGATATTGCCAGCGTTGGGGGTGCCAAAGAGCACCCCGGCGCCGAACTGCGCATTGACGGACATACTTCCTCCTGGGCGCTCATGGAGCACCGATAGAAAAGGCCCCGCGCGAGCGGAGCCTTGGGTTGATGGTTGGATTGTTAGAGAGCGGAGTTAGCTAGCTCCGCTCATTGCTAACTCCGCTATACGAGGATACTGAGCGGCAAAAGCGCGGCGGCTTGAGAACCGAAGATTCCCGGATCGAGGTCTGTATCGCCCTCGATCCAGCAATGCGTGACCAGGCCGCCGATGGTGAACTTGCCCGTCACTGGATCGTCCGGAACAAGCGCCGCGTCGATGGCTTGAAGCAGGTTATTGAGCAACGTCTCACCCAGCTCGGTTTCCGCGCCGACGTCCTCTTGGACAACGGGGCCGAAGGCATAGACGATCAGGAAGCCGTGCAGCACAATCTTCGCCGGAGCTCCAGGCACCTTCTGAATATGACCCTCGCGAGCAGCAATCTGAAACAATGCGGGCTGGTCGGGAATGGTCAGCTCGGGCGGCGCAACATGCTTGCGGCCGATGGTTTTGAAGCTTGTGCCGAGCTGCGATTGGAACCACGCGAAAAGCGCGGCCCAGATGGCCTCACGGTCGATGGCTTGATATTGCTGCAAGATCATGCGGATGCCTCGGTGGCCTCGCGGACGCGGGCGGAAATAATGTCAATGAGCGTGGGCGCATACGACTCAGACGCCGCGCGGAAAAACGGATGCGGCTTCACGTCAAAAGCGACGTGGCCACGTGCCCAAAACGTATCTCCATCCGGAGCGACGATTTGATACATCGGGCACTTCACCGCCGGAACATGATAGCCCTCATCAAGCGCCGTGCCGAGGAAGCCGAGGAAGGTTCGGCCCTTGAGCTTCATCTTGCCTTTGGCGCTAACGCGGCCCCTGATGGCGTACTTATCTTCCGCGATCTGCGGCGAAGCAAGAATGTTTTCCGCGAGCTGGTTAGTCCGCGACTGAATGCCCGCCGCGCCCATTTCAGCGACGGCCGTTCCGGCAAGGCCTTCCATGGCTTCTTTCATTCCGCTACGCACCCCCGCGAAGATGCGCAGACGCACGGAATCCAAATAATCGACCGTCTGATCGACGCTGTGTTGATCTACCTCAAAACCAATCACGGGTTTTGCTCCGCAAAACAGTGGACAGTGAACAGCTAACAGTGAACAGTTAAAAACAGGGGCGAATCAGCTCTTCCTCATCCTGGACATATATCGAACCGTAGATCGACAACACCGGCTTTATTCTTTCGGGAAGGTATGGCCCGTAGTTAATCTCAACGAAATGCCCTTTGGTCTCAAGCATCATATTGACGATCTTGTTCTTTTCAAGCCAGTCGGTTAATTCTGCGCGTAGACGTTCTCCTTCGGGTTCAAGAACAATGTTTTTCTGCACATCTTCATCAGGCGGCGGAGTCCAATCTGGACGCATTTCTGACCTTCCTTCCTTTAATCCGATAACCTACTTGCGGCGTGGCGACTTGAATCCAGGCTTCGCCACGCGCTCCGCGCGTTCTTCGGCGCGGCGGTCGAGCGAGGGCAGTTCGCGCTTGTAGCGCTCGATTACCTGAAGAACATTTGGCGGAGCATCCAGCAGCGGAGTTTCTTCTTCCTGCCCTTGCGCTGTGCGGCGCTGGGCAATGGCGACGTTGGGCCGCTCTTTGTAGCGGTAGGCGCACCAATCAAGCACCGCCTGCTCGATGTCCATCGGCAGAGCAATCTGAGCGCCTGCCAGCGTTGCGCCTGGCTGCGCATAGCCGGCCGCGTAGGCCAGCTTGACCGGCTTGTTATCGGCAAACAGATACCCGTTGAGGTAGATTTGCCAGATGCGCTCCGGATCGATGTCGGCATCGAAATAGTAGCCCGCGGCGATCTTGTCCGTGCTGGCCGGAATCGTAGCTCCGCCAATCGTCAGAGACGTCACAGCGACAATTGGCCAGTGAAAGGTGACGAGGTGCTCCGCGCCGTCGCCCGGATGCACTTCGATGTAGTCAGCCTGAAGCAGGTCCGGTCGATTGACGGCGCGCTGAAAGTCCATGCTGACGCTCGTGAGCAGCCGCGCAAGCGTGGCGTCATCGGAGGTTTCCGTCGTCTTGATGGGAAGCCATCCCTTGAGCGTTGCGAGAGTGGATAAATCTTGATTCGCCATGGTGGTTTTTGCTCCACAAAAACAGGGATCAGGGGTCAGCCGGGCTAGCTCACAAAGTTTCTGTAGGCCGCCAATTCAGCTTCGGCGGCAGTCTTCAAATCTTCGTTCAGCTCGCTCTGCTTTACGCCGTAGTAATACTCCGTCATCAACTTGATGGCGTTGCGGAATTCCTCCGGGATCGGCTTGCCGACCCAGCCTTGCACGCGAGAGACCGCCGTCACAGCCGCATCCGCAAGTGTGGCCTGGCCGGTTGCAGGATCGACCGATGCAATATGCGTGACCAGCGTTTCGCCATCCGCGCCGGCGGCCGGAATCGAAATCGACAGACCGGTATCGCCAGCCATCAACGGCGCATCGTCGGCGTTGAAGCTAGTCAGTGATCCACCGGTGACGGTCAGCGCGGCGGAGCCAGCCGCGATGCTGACGGTGATGGGCCCACCGTAGCCAGCGCGGAACTGCACCATGACGTTCGATGGGACCATGCGCGCGGGCGGCCAGGGACGCGCCCAGGCGCTGTAGATGTACCCACACTGCGTTTCACTGCCACGGGCAATCTGATAGCCGTACTGCAGGCCTCCGTTGCCGTAAGTGGTATCACGCGGCAGGTCCTGCACTGCGCCGGCCACGTCGACATATTTGAGAAAATCAACCGACTGGAACGGAGGATACGGTAGCGCGATCGACGGGTATCCGTGCCAGTTGTAGCGCGCATCGCTGCCAGGAAAACCGTCGAGGCGCAGAAGCCAGCGCTGCGTAACCAGCACGCGGCTAGTGTAGTTTTCGCAGTAGGCACGAGCGGCGGCGATGGCGGGGCGCAGCAGATTGGCTGTGTCGACGATGGCGGCGCGGTCTGAATCCTGCATTGGGCCAAAACCAAGTTGAACTTTGGCCTCATGCAGGGTGATCGGTTCCGCAACGGGTCCGGCAATGCATTCGATACTCACTTGGACCGGCCTTTCTTGGGCGACTTGCGGTGATCTTCGGACGGAATCCCCGGTCCCAGAATCGGGACCGGGGGCACCCGCTTATTGGAATCGCCCGCCGTCAACTTCGGTTGCGTTTCGGCGAAAGGATCTTCGGCGCGACCAGCGCGCAGTAACTCCAAACCGATATGCGAGGGAAATTCGCGGACCTTGCCAGCGTAAAAACCGTCTTTTTCGCGGAGAAGCATGGGAGACTCCAGGGAACAGTGGTCAGTAAACAGGATTCCCAGGTCCGAAAATCCGGACCTGGGGCACCCGCTTGGTTTGAGTTAGGCGGTTGCGGTGGGGTTGGAGAGACCGGCATAGCGAAGGCCAGAGAGGATGGCCACCGCGCTGGCAATCACTGAGTTGGCAGTGTTGGCGATGTCGAGCTGAACATACGGCAAACCAGCGGGCAATGCATCCGCATCGACCTCGACGACATAGAATATGCCATCAGCAGCCGCCGGCTGGAATCCGGTAGCCGGGACGTCCGTTCCCGCGTCGAGAACGTCATTGGCCGCGCCCGCAGTTTCCTGCTTGTAGACGCGAAAGGGAATTGGCGTCGATCCCGCGACAGCAGCGCCCATGGCAGCCGTTGCCGATCCGGCCGCAACCGTGACCAGACCAGGCGCGGCTGCCGAAGCGCCGAGCAGTAGCAGGAACGAAACATGACTGGCAAGAGCTGTACTTACCGCCTGAGACTTGGCTCCGCCCGTAATATCAGTCGGAGGCAGCACATTGACGACGTGCGATTCCTCGGCAATTCTGAATCCTTTTGCACCCATGATGATTTTCCTTTCTCCCAGTGGGAGTGAAGCGAGTTAGAGATCAGAGAACAGAGATCAGAGATCGAGGACTTTCTTGCCCCTGATCTCTGATCCCTGTGAAACTAGGAGCGGGCGGCGAGAGCGATGAAGGGCGAGAGCGTGTTGACGCCATTCTTCGGCGTCAGCGGCTTTTTCCATGCGGGCTGCCCGTCGATGCGCAGCTTCCAGCGGAAGGCCTGCTGGTCGGTGAGGAACTGGACGTGGATGGAGGTATCCATCTGCACGCCGCTGCGACGGGCCAGGTAATACTGGCTCAGATCGACCAGCGTGATGTCGCCGGGCGTGCCGAGCGTGGCCGCATACTCCACAGGGATGACCGGACGGCCCATCATGGTTCCATACTGGCCGTTGTTGCCGCGCTCGCCGGGAGCCGTATAGAGCAGTTCGACAGCGGTTCCAGAGCCGCGCGTCAAGTTCCAGAGCTGATCTTCGATGTCCTGATTGATCAACCAAGCCGCATTCTTCCGTGACGGCGCCCACAGACGTTTCCACATTTCGAAGATGTCCGTGTTGGTGATGACCGCGCCGTTATCTCCGGATGCCTTGGGAATCGTCAACAGCGCGCCGGACTTCATGTAGCCGAGAGGCTGGCCAGCGCCGGTGCCATTGTAAATAGCATCGTCAACCCGGAATGCCAGTTCGAGCGGAACCACCTTGTCGACGTAAGCCGCGAAAGCGGGTCCGTCGGCGAGCTGCTCCTCGGTCGCATAGGTGAGCGCGATCAGCTTCTTCGCGACCATCTCCATT